CCAAAATAAAGACCCGCCTATACCATTAGTTGCGGCAAGAATAGGATTAAGGCCAGCATTGCGCATATCTTCTACGGCCCATTGATAACGATGTTTATAGTTTTCAACGTTCCACGCGTTAGCCTGTGCGGCATTAGCAGAGTTGTAATGATTCTGAACTGCAGATCCTAAAACAGAGCCAGCAACACTGCCTAAAGTATTAGAAAGCCATGACATAAAACCAACTCCTTCTAGAAGTGATCAACAAGGCCGGGAGTACCAAACATAGGCATAGGACGCACGGTAGTGTAACGGAAGCCTATGTCAAGCAAGAATTCAGGCTCACTGGGAACAGCGATAATACGCTCAATAGGTGGATTTTCGACTATAAATTCTTCGTTAAGAGTTGGGGCATTTTCAAAGAACTGAGACAAATGCCACTTATCCAAAGAACCATTAACTACAGAGCTACGGAACTTACCTGTAATCTGCGAAGGTTTATAGCGATATTCGGCATAGCGTTCCTGATAGCCAAAAACAGTAGTATCAGATTCAGAGCCTTGAGCGTAGATCTCACGAAGCTCAATGGCCTGTTCACCAAGATGAGCGAATGTGGGCCAATAAAAATCATAAACAGTAGAGCGAAGCCACATCTTGTTAATACCTTGCTGGTAAGTAAGATCGGCACGAGCGCATACAAAGCCAAAAACATAACCATGTTCGACAAAAGACTTAGTGAAACCATGAAACTTAGCGGCAGTAACACCATAAGCAGAGAGATTGCCTTGAGGAGAGGTATTGTCAGTTGCGGAAGTCTGCGCTATTGGATTGACATTTACCATTTTGGTAAAGGAGCCGAGAAATTCCGGGCGCTGAAGACGAGCGTCAGGAGAAACTACGCCAAAGAAAGAACGGAGTACTTCTGTATACCGACTACCACCACGAGCAAGGCGTTCATAGAACTTCTGCATCTGGAAAGCAGTACGAAGACTGTTGATCGTAAAGATACTTGAAGTGTCCAAATCAACATAAGAATCATTGCCAAGGTAAGTAGAAGCGGCTTGAGCAGAAACAGTTACATCGGTATTGGCATTATCAGAAAAACCGCTTATGTCGCTATAAACAGAAGATGAACCACGACGGTGAATCGAAATAGAGCCAGAACCTTTTGCAACTCTACTACCGCCTGAACCAGAGGCGTCACCGCCATAGGCAGTAACAGCGGCGAGATCAGCAAAGTTACTATGGAGAAGATAACCAGAACCAGGTGTAGGGTCAACTATAGAAGCGGTACCAGCAAGACCTATAGAAACGCCAGGTCCTTTCTGTGTCCACGGAAGAGCAGAAGTAAAGTAATCATGGCGTTTACCGCGAGGCGGACAGGCTAAGCCGGCAACAATAGTGGTACCTGACGTGAAAACCCAAGAAGGCTGCTCGGAAGCACGAGCAGAGTTTAAAACTTCGTTAGTGTCGCCTTTCTGGATCTTGACGGATTTTTGGAGGTTTTCGTCCCTAAACCATTCATTCCAGATAAGGTAAACACCACGGAATGGAAGGGCACTAATGCCAGATAAATTACCAGACGTATTCACGGGCAAACCGAAATAGTCCCAAAGAGAACCTATATAGGCATTTTCAGAATTACCAGTAGCAGTAACAGTAGGAATGACATAATCAGTGGTATCATCAGGGTCTTCCTGTTCAAAGCAGAAATTCTGCCAGTGTTCCCAAACAAGGCGGTTTGGTACAAAAAAGAAAAACCAATCCAGATAAATATTATCCATGATAGGCTTAATAGGAGTAGCCAAACGAGCGAAGTAATTAACAGACATACGTGTAGTATCGCCAGGCAAAACCTCATCAACAAATACAGGTATGAGCTTACCTGAATCAAACGTTGTCTTATAAACATGCGAACGGTCGAACTTAGTCCTTTTCATGTACATTGCAGGAGCATCGCTGAAGCGATGTCCTCGAACCCTTATTTTTTTTCGAGCCAAAATTTCACCTTCTTCGAAGTGTAAACCTAAGAATTAACCTAAAGCAAATTATTCTTAGGTTTTAGATTATTTTTGCGTCACCTACGCCAGTTACATCAAGTAAGTAACTGGCTTCGGTGACGCCTATTTTTGTGTTTCTTCATTATTTTGTTCTAAAGTGTTACTTTTTTCTTGTGTTTGTGTACTACTTACGGACTGTTGTGGTTCGTCGAAGGTATGTTTACTACCATACAGACCTTGTCGTTGGAGATATTCGAGCGTTGCAGGATCATTCAAATGGTCGATGAAATTCATAGGATCGTGGCCGAATTTTGCTCGAACGTAAGCGGGTAAACTGTAGAATTCTTCACGAACTCCAGACACAAGCTCAAGCGCTGTACTGTAGTCGCCGGGAAGCGTTGCATCTCCAAACTGCAGGTAAGCGTATTGCGAACTATCGCCGAGGTCAAGAGTCATGATACCTTTCTGACCATCTGCATACTTATTTACGATGTAATTGATATCAGTCTCGTCTTTCTCGTCCTGTACGGTTAAAGACGGCATAGTAAATTCAAAGCCGCAATGATCATGTTCTTCTACGGGATCATAAGCTGTCTTAAATTTCATAGTTTCACCTCCTTTCGCAGGCGCCTAGACGCGGCGGGCGTAGCGTACAAAAAAAAGACGATCTCTTACGAGACCGTCCTTTTTCTGATACGCTCTTTATTAGATTATCATTTAGTAGAATTATTGTCAACAGTCTGCACATATTCTATGGCGCGACCAACCAAGATAGGAATACGGGACTCGTCACAATTCTCAACGTTATAGCGACCATCGCTGTCACCGAGATTGCCAACATAATAAATAGAAAAGTCTTCAGGATACTTTTTAATAAGCATTTTATCATCGTTAACTATACCTTCAAAAGCTCGAAGAGCGAGCATATCATTGTGATAAACCTGCGGAGGACTGAACTGTTCAGCCTTGGAATCATAAATGGAATAAAGTCTCAGCGGAACCATCTCCTTTTCTAAATGCAACTAAATACCTACGAATCATAAGATAAAGCGTAGCTGATATGATGAAATAATCATTATCAAGACGAATAACTCTAGAACCATCAGGTTTAAGACGGTAAGCGGCATATTTACTGCCACGAAAAGAGTAGTCAAAAGAAATATTGCGAGCAGAACAGAATTTTTTAACAGCTTCAAATTCACTAATAAGCATCACCTCATTTCTGACTTAATAATAACACAATCATAATACCTTGTCAAGCTTTCTGCCAAGAAAATGCTTGTACTTACTTTCCTGAACACGACAGCGGTCAACCAAACGATCAAAAGTGTTGTTCTCCAAGTTATGAAGCATCTTCTCAATACGATTATTACGAACATATTCCATCCAGTGAGGATGCGTTTCATCAAATTTTTTGTCATAATAACGAGGAGGACGCATTTTTTTACCGTTGATAACAATATAATCATTGGAATAACATTCTTCACCATGATCTTCGAGCCATTTAGCACCTATCCCAGGGCGATTGGACGCAACCATGAATTCAGGAATGCGGCCTTTATAGTGAGAAGGAGCATCTTTACCTGTCTGCTTTTTAACTATATAGCGAGCGACATAGGCAGCAGAATCAAAGCTAAACTCACCAATAAGATGCATACCGTATTTCCATACTTTGGCAAAACGAGAAGAAGTATAAGTATTGTAACCGTCTGTACGGAACCGAAAAATTTTGTCATCAAAATCAATATTAAACAAAATGTAATGATAATGGGGACGACCATGAAGTTCACCATATTCACCACAGCCAAGAAAGCGAATACCACTGCCATACTCACGGCGAAGATTCTTCATAAATGTCTGATGAAATTTCTTACTCAAGCTTTTATCACATGGCAAATGATAATCATCGAAAGTGCAAGTAACGAAATAAGCAGAAGACGAAGAACGGGCTTCATGAACAGCACGGACGGCCCACTGTCTGCTATTTTCGAGACGACAGCCGATACACTGCTTACAAGAACAACGAATGAAACGGCTATCACTAGCAAGCTCAGGGTGAGAGGCAAGGCTACCGTAAAAACTATAATGTTGTTTTCCATTCTTGGAAATCGCTCCTTCGACTGGATACATAAGAATAGGATTGTAACAAACCATATTAATCACCTGTACCGATTGTATCAGGATTAAGTCAGAATGTCAAATCCTAAATCCACCTCGTCCTACTCTTTTAAAATTTCTACGTCTAGATTTAGAAGTGCGCCGAAAAAGACGGCGAGAACCTCGTTTAGATAAGCGACGACGCCTCATTTATCATCCCTCCAAGGACCGAAAAAGCGGCTAGTTTTTTTAGAATCATTCTTATTAGCAACTGGCTCAACAAGTTGCGAAACATCGGTTTGAAAGTCCGAAGCAACCTTTTTAGCAGTAACAGTGTTCGAAGAAGCTTTACCTTTCAGAGTTTCAATTAGATCTACAACTTCCTGAATAAAAGGGACAACAACAGTAACAATAAAAGTAAGAATCATAGTAGTTTTATTAGACATTAAATTATCTCCTTCCAAAATAACGACCTCCGAGGAAGCCTATAACATTTTTGACAGTAGAACCAACACCGCTAGCGATAGATCTAGGAGCACCTGTAAGACTTTCGATATTCTTATAAAAATCTCGTTCCATACCTGCCATTTCAGTTTGAATACTATCAAAAGCGGCGGCAGAATTAGCACGGTTAGCAGAAGCGATATTGTTCAAAACACCAGAGCTAAGGTAAGAACCCTGAAGACGAAGGTTTTCAAGCTCCAAATTCATCTTTTCAAGCTCATAACCAAGACGTTTTTCATAAGTCTGCTCACGAAGATTCAAATCATTTGCAAGAATACCATTCTGAAGAACTGTACCATGGGTGCTCTGACGCACAGAATCGGCTTCTGCAACGTTTTTTTCAATTTGAGATATTGCAAGATGCTCGGCGTTCTTAGCCTGCCTTTCAGCGGCACTAGCGGCTTTGGCAGAGTTCATGGTAGAACCTATATCACT